TATAGTCTTACTGGTGCTGGTCGTCGGTTTAAGATTATGGATGTTATCAATACAACAAACTATTATCAGTTGACACCGCTCTCACATACAGACCATGACAACTTTTACTATACCATTCCCACTCCCATTAGAGCACTCCCTATGTATTACACCATGCAAGGTGTTGATAGTAATGGAGACACTCAAATTAAGTTCTGGCCTGTACCTGATAATTCGTACAACATTCGGTTTAGCCTGATTGTCCCAGAAGAAGACTTCTCTGCTGATACAGACACAACCAAACTGGCTAAAGAGCCTATCGTCCTGAATGCCTATGCTCGTGCCTTGGTGGAGCGTGGTGAAGATGGTGGTTTGTCTAGCTCAGAGGCTTATGCGCTGGCTAGGTCTGCTATGTCTGACTTGATTGCTTTGGAGTTGGCCCGTTCACCTGAAAATGATTCTTTTGAGGCGGTGTAATGGCACAACAACTGCAAGCCTTATCAATCACAGCCCCAGGCTTCTATGGGTTGAACACTCAGGACTCGTCCCTTGACTTGGCCTCTGGCTTTGCTTTAACTGCTAACAACTGTGTTATTGACCAATATGGTCGTGTAGGTGCTCGTAAAGGCTGGACTCCTGCTCATTCAACTCTTGCTGCTTTAGGCACTGCTGATGTTAAAACTATTGCTGAATTGATTGATAGAGATGGGTTTTCTTATACTCTGTGTGCAGGTAATAACAAGATCTTTAAACTTGCTAGCGGTGTTCTTTCAGAAGTTACTTTCAATGGTGTAGGTACTGCTCCTACAATCACTGCTGATAACTGGTCTACTGCTTATCTGGACGGTGACTTATACTTCTATCAGCGTGGTCATGTGCCTATCGGCTTTGATCCTGCTACTTCTACGACTACTTATTACCGAGTAGACCAAGAGGCTGGATATAACGGTACTGTTCAACAGGCTAACATTGTTATTACCGCTTATGGTCGTATCTGGAATGCTGACACAACCACAGATAAAGTAACTGTTCAATGGTCTGATCTTAAGAATCCACAAAAGTTTGGATCAGGTACTTCAGGTACATTAGATACAACAACAGTATGGCCTAAAGGTGGCGATACTATTACAGCCTTGGCTTCTCATAACGGCTTCTTGTTTATTTTTGGTACTCGTAATATCCTAGTGTATCAGGGCGCTACGTCTCCTGCTACGATGACTTTGTACGATACCATTGCTGGTATTGGTTGCATTGCTCGTGATTCAGTGGTTGAAACAGGTACAGACGTTATCTTCTTGTCGGACACAGGTGTGCGTAGTATCCTTCGTACAATTCAAGAAAAATCTGCTCCTTTGCGTGATTTGTCTAAGAATGTTCGTAATGACTTAATGAGTGCTGTTAACGGTGAAAATAAAGCAACTATTAAAGCTGTTTATAACCCTATCGAAGGCTTCTATCTTCTGACATTGCCTGTTCTTAAATCAGTCTATTGTTTTGATCTTAAAGCTACTCTTCAGGATGGTTCTGCCCGTGTAACTACTTGGGATTCTATTGAACCCACAGCTTTCTTACAAAAAGCAGACGGAACCATGTTGATCGGTAAGGCAGGCTACATCGGAACTTATATTGGCTATCAAGATAATGGATCTGCATATCGTTTTCAATACTTTACTAATCATACTGATCTTGGCGCACCTTCTGTAACCTCTATTCTCAAACGTCTCTCAATTGTAGTTATTGGTGGTAGTAACCAATATGTAACTATGAAGTGGGGATATGATTTTAGTGGTAATTATTACTCTTCTAACGTCTTAATTCCTTCTCAAGGTGTTTCTTATTATGGCGTAGCGGAGTATAATACTACAGCAGAGTACTCAGGTGGAGTTTCTATGCAAACACTTAAGGCTTATCCTACTGGTTCAGGTAAAGTTATTCAAACTGGCTATGAGTCAGATATTAACGGCACTTCTCTAAGTGTACAGAAAATAGAAATTCAAGGTAAAAATGGTAAGATTGTTTAAGGATTAATTATGTCAAACTATACTAAAAGTACAAACTTTGCAAGCAAGGACAGTCTTTCCACGGGTAATCCTTTAAAGATTGTTAAAGGTACTGAGATTGATACAGAATTTAACAATATTGCTACTGCAATAGCAACTAAAGCTGATACAAATAGTCCTGTACTGGTTACTCCAAATTTAGGAACTCCTTCTGCTGGTGTTTTAACTAATACCACTGGACTTCCTTTGACTACCGGAGTTACTGGTACGTTGCCTATCAACAACGGAGGAACGGGAGCTACTTCTGCTTCTGCGGCTCGCACTGCTTTAGGGTTGGCAATTGGTACAGACGTTCAAGCCTATGATGCCGACTTGACTGCTTTTGCTGCCAAAACAGCCCCTACTGGTGCTGTAGTTGGAACCACTGATACACAAACTTTAACAAATAAAACTCTATCAGGCCCCACTATAAACGGTACAGTTTCAATGGGTACGAGCATTCTTACTTCAGGTACGGCAGTTAATGCTTCTAGCGTTTCTGTTGATTTTACAAGTATTCCATCCTGGGTAAATCAAATTACAGTAATGTTTAATGAAGTTAGTACAAATGGATCTTCTATTTTATTGCTTCAAATTGGTTCAGGTAGTGTAACAACTACTGGATATGTTTCTTCAGCAAGTGTAAACGCAACAAACAATACACAATCAACTGGATTTTGTCTTACTGGTGTTCAAAGTTCTGCTTATACAATGAGTGGATCAATAAGAATAACAAAGATTACTGGCAATACTTGGGTATTAGCTGGAATATTAAGTTCGGGTACTGGCGGTAATGTTCATATTTCAGGTGGAACAGTAACACTTAGCGGTGTTCTTGATCGAGTTCGTGCTACTACCGTCAACGGCACAGATACATTTGATGCTGGTTCTATCAATATAATGTACCAATAATATGATAGTTCATCATTTTTCGGATGGTCTTTATGCTAAGGAAATGTCCTTCAATGAAGGAGAAGCAATTCTAAAGCATACTCACGATTATAGTCATTTGTCTATTCTTGCTAAGGGTAAAGTAGCTATTCTTCGTGGTACAGAAATTGATATTATTGAAGCTCCTGCCTGTATTGAAATCAAAGCAGGCTTAACGCATGGTGTTAAAGCCATTACTAATTGTGTTTGGTATTGCATCCACAATACTGATGAAAAAGATCCATCTAAAATAGATGAAGTTTTAATTAAAGGAAAATAATATGCCAATATCAGCAGTTATTGGAGGTGGTGCGGCCCTTCTAGGTGGAATTTTAGGCGGTAATGCTGCGCGAGATGCTGCTAATACTTCGGCAGCGGCACAGCGATATGCAGCGGAACAGGCAGCTGCTGCGGCTCGTTTCCGACCAGTGGGTGTAACTACTCGCTTCGGTACAAGTAACTTCCAGTTCAATCCTGAAGGTTATCTGTCTAGCGCAGGGTACACTGTATCTCCTGAGCTACAGGCATATCAAAATCGTTTGATGGGCTTGGCTGGTACTGGTTTGACTCAAGCTGAACAGGCTCAAGGTCAGTTTGCTCCTTTGACAGGCGCTGCTCAAGGCTTGTTTAACCTCGGTCAACAGTATATCGCTCAGTCTCCTGAGCAAGTGGCTCAAGACTATATCAGCAAACAGCAAGCATTGTTGGCTCCTGGTCGTGAGCGTGAAAGTGCTCAGTTGTTGAACCAATTGTCTAACACTGGTCGTACTGGTCTGTCTATCGCTCAAGGTGGTGGTCTTAGTGCTGCTAATCCTGAGTTTGCTGCTTTGGCTAACGCTCGTGCTATGCAAGACCTTCAATTGGCTGCACAAGCTCAACAAGCTGGTCAACAACAGACTGCCTTCGGTGCTGGCTTGTTTGGCACTGGTGCTGGTTTGCTGGGTAACTACTACAGCGGTCAAGTGGGTGCATTGTCTCCCTTCCAGACTAACCTTGGTCTGACAAGCACCATTGAACAGCTTGGTCAGTCTCCTTTAGATATTGGTGCTCAGTTGGGCGGTAAAACAGCTACGGCAGGCGCTAATGTGGGTCAAAGTCTGTTGGCAGGTGGCGTAAGTGCTGCTCGTGCTGCTCAAGCAGGTAATCAGAATAGTCCTTTCGGTGATTTGATTACTGGACTAGGTTCTAACCGACAGTTTACTCAAGGTGTTGCTAACTGGATGCGCGGTGTTGGACCTGGAGGCGGTATTACTAGCCCTGATATGGGTGTCTGGGGTTATAATGATGTCTATGGCGGCGGTACTCTGCCTATGAGCTACGCTAATCTCTAAGGAATAATTATGGCTACAGATATTGCAGGACTCTTTGGTTTAACTCCTGAGAGCTATCAATTAGCTCAGGATCAAGCCGCTCAAGAACAGGCAGCTAAATATGCTAGTATGAATCCTTTTGAACGTGCTAGTTATGGTATGTTCAGAAGCGGTCAACAAATCGGTGGTGCTATCGGTCAAGCTCTTGGTGCTCAAGACCCCATGCTTCAGCAGATCAGTCAACAGCAGTCTCTTCTTAAGTCTATTGACTTCAGTAATCCTGATTCTATTAAACAAGCAATTTCACAAGCTTCGGCTATTAATCCACAATTGGCAGCATCTTTGCTTGGTAAGTATCAAGAATCATTGCTTTCCACTGCTAAGATTGGTGCTGAACAAGCTCTTGCGGAACAGCGTAAACGTGAAAAACAAGCTGCTGATCCAATTCAACAACTTATCCGTACAGCTAAATATACGCCTGCAAGCGTGGCTAAGTATGAAAAATCAGGCAATGTTGAAGATTTAGAGAATGTCGATAAGGCAGATCCTACTACACTGGCTGAAACAGCCGAAGGTATTTTCTTAATTAATAAAGTCACAGGTGAGCCAATTAAGAAAATTGGCAGTGCTCCTCAACGAGGAACTAATATAAGTCCTTCTTTTAATTTAGTGGATAAAGAAAGTAATCTTCGTAAAGACTTTACACAAGAAACTAATCCTATTAAACAAACAGTTACATCTGCGGATCGTATTGAAAAACTGTTGAATATGGGTTCTTTGGGTGAGATCATTGCAAAGAAACAATTTAGTAAACTTGCAGGTGATAACAATATTTCTAACAAAGATGTGGAAGCTTTGTCTAATTTTGGTGATCTTGGTCAACGTCTTGCTGGTGTTCTTACTGGATTCTTTGAAGGCCGCTACTCAGAAGCTCAAAAACAAGAAGCTTTGAATCTTGTACGTGATCTTAAAACGTCTAGTTCTGCACAATATAATATAATTAAAAATCAGTATCGAGACAGGGCAGCAGCAGAAAATTTACCTGAAAAGACACGTAGTTTTATTGCTCCTGATCTCTCCGTTAAAATACCTGAAACTTCTCCTTTGCCTCCTGAAGGTACTAGACTACGTAATAAAACAACTGGTAAAATTGAGGTTGTACGAAACGGTAAACTTGTTCCTGAAGGACAATAATGGCTACTTACAATCCTAACGATTATGAAGTCGTAACAGATACGGCAGAACCTTCTAACGCAGAGATTCTTAGACAACGGGCTTTAGCAGGCCTATCGGCTCCTTTGAGTGCCGCTGCTGGCCCTGGAATGGGCTTTGCCACTGCCGCTACTGGCTTTGCTCCGCTGGCTATGGGAACTCCTGCGGCTGCTCCTACGGCTGAACAAGTAACTACGGCTACTGAGAAAGCTCGTGCTGCTATTGGTATGCGTCCAGGCGCAACTCCTGACCGTGGTTATCTGATGGGTATGTTTGGGTCTATGCTTGAAGAAGGTTTAAACCCTTATAACTATCTTATTCCTGGCTCTTCTAAAATAGCTACCGCACTTACTCCTGCTTTGACAGCAGCCGCTTCTGAGAGTGGCGGTCGAGTAGGTGAGGCAATGACAGGCGGTGAGGGTGGTCGTACTGTTGGTTCTTTGATTGGTGGTCTTTTGAATCCTGCTATCTTGGCAGAGGCAGGTCTTAATCAAATTACAGCAGCGAAGTCACTTAATCCCGATAAGATTAATAGTTTGGTTAAGGACTTTGGCGATCAGAAAGCAGCCTTGATGATTGCTTCAGCTTATTCTGCTGATCCTACACTGAAACAAAAACTGCTAGAAGCTGCTCGATTGCAGGATGCTACTGGTGTCAATATTCCTTTGCTTTCCGCAGCAGAAGGTAGCAACGTATTGATGCAAACAGGTCGTAGCCTTGCAGCCCGTGATCTAAGTTTCCAGTCTAAGTATGCTCAGCTTGAACAAGAGGCCGCTGCTCAGTTGGCTGCTCGTCAGGCTAAAGTGTTTGGTTCTGTGTCTGAAGCTAAGATGGCTAATGCCCTTGGTGCACCTACTAAAGTCACGCCTAAAGTTGAACAACGAGTACGTAGTCTGAGTGAGCAACTGGCTGACATGGGCCTTGCTTTTGAGCGTTCAGAATTCCAAGACATTGGTAATAAACTTCGTAACCTTGTCACAGCCAAAGAGAATCAAGTACGTGGTGAACTTGGTAAAAAGTATGAGGCTGTTATCAATGCTGCTGAAGATCAAGGCTATAAAGTTTCCTCTCAAGAAACAGGTAACTTGTTTAATTTCATCAATCAAGAACAGAATGATGATATTTTCAAACGCTTCCCTACACTGTATCCGCTTATTAAAGCTAAGTTCCGTCCACAACAGGCAGAACCAGGGGCTTTAATTAATCCTCAAACAGGCCAGCCATACATTGCTGGTGGTCTTGAGTTCCCGCAAGCATCCATGAAAGACTTGGATAGTCTTAAACGTGCTGTGAATCTATCCATTCGTAACGCTGGTGACGAGCAACTTCCTACTTTGGTTGAGCTTAAGAAACAGCTAGGTCAAGTGATCGATAATATGCCTGAAGGACTTGGCGATGCTTATAAAGCAGTTGATAAAGAATTCTATGCTCGTATTGGTGTCCCTTATGGTGCTAAGACAGTTGAGGATGTAAAGTATAAAGACTTTGTTGAGCAGGGTATTCCAGCTATTACAAAGAACCGTACTGCTTTGACCGACTATCTTGCCAGCGTGGATAAGGATACTGCTCTGCCTCTGGTTCAGGATGCTTTCTTTGCTGATGCCACTCGTTATGGTGTTGTGAAGGATGGTGTACTCGACCCCAAGCAATTAAAACGATATATTGAAGTTAATAAAGACACTTTGAGTGCTGTTCCTGAAGTTCGTCAAGCATTGCAGAATATTTCTGGCGATGGTCTTGAACTTACTGCTACTATAGCACGACTGAACAAACTTAAAGCAGTTCAAGATACTCAAGACAGTGCTAAAATTTTCCAGAAGTTTAGTAGCTCTGGCTTAGACGGTGTTGCTGCTTCTTTTTTGACCAGCCCTGAGTTCCGTAAGCAGTTCTTATCTCCTGGCGGTGCAGGCCGTAATCAACCCGCTATTGATACACTACGTGCTAAGCTGACACAAAGTGCTATGGAATCATCCGATCCAATGGCTTATCTGTCTCAGAATAAAGAAGCCTATGATAAGTTGTTTGGACCTAACTATTACAAAGCCTTGGATGACTTGGTAAAAGTATCTGATAAACTGAACACAAAACTGTTTGTTAATACTCCTTTGAAGACAGTTCAACGTACTGGCCTTGAAGAAGCAACTGGTGTTTCTCCTGCTGGTTTAGTTTCTGTTCTGCGTGATCGTATTGCAGGTACTACTTATAAAGCAGTTAACTTGCTCAGTAAGTTCTACGTCAATCAGGCCGATACAGCTACTAAAGAAGAGCTTGGTCGTTTCCTTTCTGATCCAGAAGCAGTACGTAATGTAGCTTCTTCTTTGAAGAAACTGGACGAACTAGACCTGTCTGGGGCTTCTCAACGAGCTAATAAGCTTGCCAAAGACCTTATGGGTGGTGTTGCTCAGACCTTGGTGCGTAGAGGCGTAGTTGTGGGTAATGTTGCTAATGAACAGCAGCCTGAAACAGCTCCTATGGCTCCTACTTATAATCCCAGCGATTACGAGATTGTTCAGTAATGCCACCAGCAAAGACTCCAGCAAAGAAACCCGCAGCAAAGAAAGCCCCTGCTAAGAAGCCTGCTGCTCCTAGGAAGCCCCCAGCACCTAAAGCAGCACCAAAGGCCACCAAGACGCAGGGGAACATGGTTGCTCAAGCGATTGAGCTTATTAAGTGGGTGGATAATCCATTTAAGCTCTTAACCGTGGTTATCCTTGCCAGTGTCTTTGGTATCGGTGCTTTTGCGTGGGACTCCAGGGTGGTGATTCTTAATGCTATTACTAACTCTAAGCATGAAGCTCAACTGAAGGAACCCAAGGTACTGGAACATATCGCTCAGAGCCTCC